AGATGCTTGCCCCGCTTCTTCTAGGTAAGCAACAATATCCCGTATATCCACTATTTGCTTTCTTTTTCGCTTCTGAGATTTTGCTGCTTTGAAGATGTGAGCATATTCTGGTGTGGAAAAATACTCTGGTGGTAGATTGTCAATGAGCATATCTCTCGATGCTCGGTTGTTCAGTATGTGGTTGATCAGATATTCTTCAACAAACTGCTTCCCTGTATTTTTTTGTCCTTTCATGTTTGACATGATAGCATATCTGGTGTATTATTTCCACAAGTTCTTTCTTTCATGACAACTCCATGTCTGCCAGTTCGGGCGCTTCCCACCCTGAGCTGGCCCTTTTTTTCTCGTTTTACATCTTTGTGATTTTACCTACATGCTCTGGTACTTTGCTTGTAGGAGGATTGTATGAACAAAAAGGCAATCACTGGAATGACCGATATGCAAATGCGGTTTGTCGATGAGTTCATGAAGACCGGGAACAAAAAGCAAGCGTTACTAAATTCCGGGTACAAAGGAAAGGGAAAGTCTTCTACTATAACGTCTTACGCTAATAAGATATACAACAACCCGAAAGTTATCGCTGAAATTGAGAAGAGAAGGAAAGATTTGCGTAAGGCAAACATTGTCGATGCTGAGAAAATCGTTGAGCGTTTGACCAAAATGTTTAATGGTGAGCTTACCTGTGAGAGAGTCTATAAAGACGGTGAAATTATCGAAGAACCCATTAGCTTCAAAAATCAGATTGAGGCAGCAAAAGTCTTAGTAAATATCCTCGGTATCCAAGCACAGCTACAAAAGCAACCCGAAGAGAAGAAAGAAGTTGAGAAAATGGCAGAAGATATGAAAGCCATGATGCGTGAGTTTATGGGTGGCAGAAAATCCAAAGTACAGACCATAGCACAGGATGCGGAGGAAATCAGTGACGAGGATTGAGTACCACAAGTTTGTCAAACGCATGATGGATAAGGCTGAAAAAGAAGGGTATCTCGATGAGTGGATGCGAGAGATGTGCAAGATCGATATTTTCTTTCTTGGTGTCTATATCCTTGAGCGTAAAGACTTGGACCACGTTAAAAGGGAAGATGGTTCTATCCGCTATCGTGATTGGTTGTATGAACGATGTATGGAGGTGCAGGAGAATCCTGATGGATACCTCGATATCTGGGCGAGAGACCACTACAAAAGTTCGATCATCACCATGCTCAAGACCATTCAGGATATTTTGGTTAATCCCGAAATCACCTGTTGTATCTACTCGTACTCTTCTTCCTCTGCAAAGAAATTCTTAAAACAGATCAAAGGTATCCTAGAGAGCAACCCAAAGCTTATAAAGCTGTTCCCGGATGTTCTCTTTGATGATGTTACCCGCCCCTACTGGACTGATGCTCAGGGTGTGTCACACAAAATGATTTGGAGTGAAGACGGTATCAGGGTAAAGAGAAAATCCAACGCAAAGGAGAATACTGTTGAAGCTTCTGGATTGGTTATCGGACAACGCACTGGTGGTCACTATAACCTTCTTATCTACGATGATGTGGTTACTCCTGACTCGGTTACCTCCCCGGAAATGATCAAGAAAACTACTGAACAGTGGCGCATGAGTTTGAATACTGGTTCTTCGGGAAATCTCAGAATCCGTATCATCGGTACTCGATACCACTATGCTGATACCTACCAGACGATCATTGAAAGTGGATTTGCTAAGTTGCGCATGTATCCGTGTGTGGATAAGGAAGGTATTCCAGTTCTCTATGATCGGGATGTTATCGAATTAAAGAAAAAAGCTATGGGAAGTGGTGTCTTTGCTTCACAGATGATGTGTGACCCAAAACAAGCTTCCACTATGGGCTTTAAGCGTGAGTGGTTACGGGTATGGGATGGAGCTTCTTTGATGAATCTCAATGTCTATATCATCGTAGACCCCGCAGGAACAAAAAATAAAAGCGCTGACTATACCTCGATGTGGGTAATCGGATGTGGTAGTGACCAAAACTTCTATATCATTGACCTCATTAGAGATAAGTTAGACCTCACCGGAAAGACCAATATGCTCTTTGACTTGGTAAGGCGCTATACCGTGGCACAAAGAAAACCGCAAGTGTTCTACGAAAAGGCAGCAATGCAAACCGACAAAGAACATATCGAGTATGTAATGAATCAGATCAACTATCGGTTCAGTCTTACCGAAGTCACCGCTACCGCACCAAAAGGACAACGAATTGAAGCTCTAGAACCGTTATTCCGCGAAGGTCGTATTTGGCTTCCTAAAGCGTGTTGGCACGTTAACTGGGAAGGGATGCGAGAAGATATGCTGCAAACGTTTATCTTAGATGAGTATTTAGCCTACCCGTTCGCTGGTCATGATGATGGTCTCGATGCACTCTCTCGTATTGCTGACGGTGAGACAGGTACGAAAATGGCGTTCCCTGATGCAGTGACGATCGAGGACCAACAACGAGCCTTATTACAGCAACGTGGAATCGTCTTCACTGATGTTACTACCGTAGAATATGAACCAATTTAAACTCGTATTGTATCTTTAAGACACAAATCTTTACTCAGTTTACTCTTAGAGCATGAAGACCGTACTTGTTGGTTATGATGATGGTACAAAAAGCTATCTAGGGCGATCTGTCACACCAAAAAAAGAGGGTGTCGATGAAACTGCCAAGGCTATTGTACGGAAATGGAACGCTTTAAAACACGAAAGACAAAAAACTGAATCTGCTCGATGGGAGGCTTGTGCATATGTAAAGCATCGTGATGATGCCTTTGCTAATGAGGACACCCCGGTTAAGGCAGTAAACCTCTATAACACCGCAGCAATTGAAGCTTTTGATGTGTTTATCAACGGATTCCACGGAAACTTGATTAGTCCTTCACTCAGATGGTTCAAATTGCGCTTTAGAGGGGAGAATTTTGAGCCTGCTGATCAAATATTTGGTGCTCACGACTATTTAGAGTTATGTGAAGAGTTGATGCACTCAGAATTAGAAAAATCTACCTTCTACCCTATCGACAAACTTGCTACTCGTGATGCTGCTGTACAAGGTACGAGCGCTGAGTGGATTATTGATGATGTCACTCACGGTATTTGTGTGTATGACGTTATCCCACCGTGGGACTTCTGGATTGGCAAAAACCATACCGGGCGTATTGATACGCTTTTTTATCAATATAAACTGACCGCAGAGCAGGCATATGATCGATTCGGGGACAAGACACCCGAAGAGATTATGCAGAACATCAGAACGGATAGCCCTGATACCGAACACTTGTTTGTGTTAGCTATTTATCCACGGAAAAGCCTCTTTGGTCCAAAAGGTGTTCCCATTGTTTCCACCAGTAAGCGTTATGCAGCAGTAACCTATTGTTCTACAAGCGATTCGGTCATTGATGAATCGGGATATGATGAGTTTCCCGCAGCGGTCCATATCTGGGAGCCGGACGGTACGAGCGTGTATGGCAAAGGCTTAGTGATGCGCTATATCACTGAACTCAAACGCCTCAATGCTATGAGTAAAGATGAGTTAGTGGCAATTCAAAAAGTTGCTAATCCACCTATGACTGTGCCGGAAAACATGAAAGGGCGTTTTTCTACTGACCCCGGTGCAAGAAACTACACCAATAACCGAGAATTATTCCCTCAGCCGATACAAACCGTTCAGGATATTGGCTGGGTAAGCCAAGAAATTAAAGAGCTTGAAGAAAAGATTAAACGCTTATTCTTTAATGACTTATTTAACTATCTGATGCGACAAGACAAGGTGCTTACCGCTACTCAGGTGCAGGCAATCAAGAGTGAGGAATTATCCCTACTCTCTTCTATTCTTGGTACTACGCAGTACATGAAGATCAATCCGATCATCAAACGCACTTTCAAGATTATGAGCAGAGCAGGAAGATTGCCAAAACCTCCCGAAGAGTTGCTCAGATTGAAAAATCCGCTACTGAGAATAGACCTCGATGGTCCACTTGCTCAGAGCATTAAGAGCTTCTCTACACAAAACGGATTGCAAGCTGCATGGGAATGGGTACGAGAGTTGAAGAACTTCGGATTTGAGTCTGAGTTAGACAACCTCGATATGGACGACTTTGTACGTAAGGCAGTAATTGCCGTAGGTGCGCCTGCTACCACAATCAGAGAGCTGAAAACCAGAGACGAAATACGCCAGCAGAAACAGGCAATGATCGAACAGCAGATGCAAATGCAGCAATTACAGCAGGCGTCTGAGATAGAACGGAATATGAACGGACAGGGCAACCTGAATAACGCACAAGGAATGAATTAATGACGGGTAGAGACCATCAGTTTACCAAAGACGAATTACTCAGAAGAGCTGAAATACGCAAGGCGTATAACACCCCATCAGGAAGGATGGAGCTACTGAGAAACTTAGTTGACTGGGGAACGTTCCGTCAGATTAGCGAAGCCGATCTCGCATTACGCAACTATGGCATACACAAGCTAGAAGAGCTGGGATTCTTAGATATTGAGCTATTGGAAGAATTTATCCATTGGCTTTTTTCTCGACCACTTGCGTATCGACCAACTCTAGAAGGGCTGGGAGAAGATATATATAAAGACCCACTCGATGGGTAAAGGAGCTTTTATGGCAATAGAGAATGGAGCAAACCAACAGACTGTCACCCCTGATGTTGAAGGTGGAGTAGCTAACACCGCTCAGCTTGATGGAGTACAGGACGGAGGAAAAACCCCTGCCTCGATGCAACCAGAAAATCCAAAGTGGATGTCTCAACTCCCTGATGAATTGAAGGGCAACGAGAACCTTTCCAAGTACAACAGTCTTGGAGAAGCACTCAGCGCACTTCTTGATGGAAGTAAGGGTGACACTAAGGACGCTGGAAAGGGACAACAGGGTAATGAACCTGATGTCGAGTACAACTTCTCAAAGGATTTGTCAGACAGTGACGACCCGGACGGAATTGTTCGCAACACCATGAAGGATGCTATCAAGAACATGAAGCTACCACAGGAAGAAGCGGACAAAGTGTATTCAAGTTTCGTTGATACCTACGCAAAGATTGAGGAAGGCGTTAAGAAAAACGCTGCCGAAGTTTGCGAAAAGGAACTCAAAGAGACTTGGGGCGACAAGTATGATGAAAACATGGCTTCAATGAAACGTGCGTATAAATCACTTGTCCCGGAAGGTTCTGATCTGGATAAAGGCCTTAAATCAACTATGGCAGAGAATAACCCCTTTGTCGTTGATCTATTGGCAAAAATCGGCAAGTCAATCAGTGAGCATGACCCGCCTCGATCTAGAGCCGTTGGACAGGTTGAGCAAAAGACGGGTGGCTTCCTGACCAGAGAAAACGAAACATATCCGTGGTAAAGAGGTAAACTATGGCTTACGATTATATGACTTTATCGGAACTCACCAAAGGTCTTGGGAGTCCTGATATTACCAATGTAGTTGATGAAATCACTCAGGCAACTACCATGTTGGGGGATGCAGCTTTTGCAGAAGCTACTGGAATGTTGGAGAATCAGGGATTACGTAAAGTGTCTCTGCCTACCAACAAGTGGGTAGCTATTGACGAAGGTGGAACAGCCTCCAAGGGACACAAAGAGTTGTTCAAAGATGAAATGGGTATCATTGAATCTTGGTCAACTGCTCGCCAGAAAGAAGGTATGTTCTCGCCTAACCCTGAACAGGTGTACGCTGAGGACGAACGTGACCACGTTGCCTCTATGGGATTGGATGTAGAGTCTTGTCTGCTCTACGGTGGCTCTCAGCCGGGACAGTTCCAAGGCATTATGCCTCGTTTTGACAGCATTACTGCTGCTGCTGATCTTGCGAACATTCGTTCAAAACCTCAGTTTATCACCCTAGACAACGGTGGAGACACTGACGAAATTCAGTCGTCTGTGCTGTTAGTAATTTGGGGTGCTGGTGGTACTCAGATGCTCTATCCTCGGTACGTGAAGAACAAGGGTATTCAGATTAACAAAGGACAGTGGCAAGTCATTGAAGAGGACGGTGAGAAATTCTTCCAAAGAGATACTCAGTTCCTCATGACCACTGGTTTGTCGGTAATGAACCGCTTCTCGGTTATCCGAATTGCGAACGTTGAAACCGATTCAACCAATGTCAGTACTGCTATGCCCGCACTGAGAAAGAATCTGTTCAAAGCCTTTACCCTGCTTCCGAAGCAGTTTAAGGCACGGGCAAGAATCTATGCTCCGGGTGCTGTCGTAGCTGCTCTGAATGAGTACTACGCTGGGTTGGTACAGCCTGTGACGTATGAAGGGGCAATCCCTGTTAACGCCATTGGTGATGTTCGCTTCGACCGTTTCATCATTCGCCAGTGTGACTCCATGCTGTCGACTGAGGACGTTGTAGGTTAAGGGGGTCTTTCATGTTATATGAAAAGAAACGTGTATTTGGTGGTGGGGTGATTGACCTTGCCGATGACCTGTTTGCCATGGTGGGTGAAACCACTGACAGTCAGGCTGTATATGCTGGTAGTGCTATCAGTGCAACTGCTGCTACTGCTGGGTATCTGGATTATGAGGAAGCTAATCAGCACTTCCCTGATGAGAGTACGCTTGAAATCTGGGGCAAGGAAGCTGGTGCTTCTACTGGTGAAGCCGCTACGGTGGCCTTTGATCTGGAATCCAGTGAAGATGGTGAGACTTGGACCAAAATCCAGTCGATCTATCTTGCTGAGGCAGATATTTTGAATGAGCGGTTGCTCTATCGAGGAACATTGCCTGGTCATGCCGGACAGTACCTCAGACTGAAAAATATGGTCAGTGGAGAAGCCTTCACCGCTGGTCAGGTAATCGCTTTAGTGAGACCGCTCTGATGAAAGAGCTTCACGATGTCTATAAGTGTGTGATTCCCGCCTACAAGGGCGGGGTCGCATATAACATCGGGGATACGATGATGCTTCCTGCCGGGACAGTATACGAAGGCAACTGTTTTGTACTGGTAGAGAAAGCGCCTGTTCCTGAGAAAAAGACACCTAAGAAGAAGAAACCTTTGGAGGATGAAGGTTGAATATGAGGCTGGGTAGTCACCTCCTGCTACCCGGCCACTTTTGGTGTTTTATATGACTAAAACTGATCTGTACAATTTCGCCTTATCGGTATTGGACCTTAACCTTGTTTCCATTGATGAGGATACTAAAGAACGGAAATTACTCGACCTGAATTATCCGAAAGTGGTGCAGTTTGTACTGAAAGCTCATGATTGGTCATTTATGGTCAAACAGTATGAATTTACCGAAGATGATCTAGGTACAGAAGAATGGAAATACACCTATGGCTATCCCCTACCATCAGATTTTGGTTATGCAGTAAACATTAATGGGGATAATACTCAGGCTTTCTCAGTGCGGTTTGGCAAGATATGGACCAATTATGAGAACCCTATACTTGAGTATATTCCAAACGAAATAGAAGAAGATATTGAGGGACACTTGATTGCTCCCCCTGATTTTCTTTCTCTCATAGCATATCAATTAGCTTTGCATATCGCTCCCTTTCTCGACCCAGATTCAAGTACTCAGGGCATTGCAGCGCAAATGTACCAATTAACCTTTGAGAGTATCCGAGACAATGAAACTCGCTCTAATGATCGACCGGAAAACTTTGAAGCTGATGATTACTGGGGAGAGGATAGAGAATTTGACTTGATGGAATACAGGAGAATGTTATTTGAGGCACAACGATGAATAATTTTGTAAACAACTGGACCTACGGTGAGATTAGCCCAAAGCTTGCGGGACGGTTTGATTTACCTATTTATCACAATGGTGCTGA